AATTTCAACATTATGTTCAACATAATAATCAACAGGCATTTTTAAAATATAACCAGTAGTTAATGTATCTAAAAAAGGCATACAACCTTTAACAGTTTTTTGTTCAATACTATGGGTTAATTTTTTATACCAATCAGGAATATTTAATTTTGTAGGTTCTGGACAAATATCTTTATTATCTTCAATAATAATTTTATTGCTTAAGAACTTAATTTCTTTCTGAAACATGAAAGAATATTACTTTATTTTAAGGTATTTGTAAAGGATGTAGATATGATATTGAATTATCTTTGCAGTATTTTTCCCAACTTTTATTTAAAGGATAACTAAAACTATCGTAATCTAAAACGTCTAAATAATTATAATAAGTTTCGGCTGCAGAATATAAAGATTTAGATGATGGGTTATTATCTAAAAAACCTTTTAAAATTTTTTTAACAGTTGTGTGATATTCTTGTAATTTTTCTTTAGAAGAACCTTCTCCGTTTTGTTCTTGTACTATGTCCGTTACAGTAGCAGATCCACCAGAAACAGTTACAGTAGCGTCATTTATTATTATTTTTGCAAATTCTGCATCTGTAATATTTACAGCTGAACAAATGTCCCAAAGACAATTTTGATCATTCTTTGCTGTATCGTTTTCAGCAATTCTATAAATTCCGTTACTACTAGTATTGACTATTACATAAGCCATTATCAATCAACTCCACCATCATCATAGAAAGTTAGACCACCGCCACCACCAGCGTTTCCAGGAGCTGGAAAAGGACTATTTCTATTTCCACCAGCTGACATAGATTCTCCAAAAAGATAATTTGTATTTGCAATAGCAGTGGTTGAACCAGGAGTTGTACCTGCATTACCATTAGCACCAGCTAAAGGGTTACCGGATCTAGGAGCTCCTGCTCCACCATTTCCACCGTTAGCAGTAAATAAATTTGTTACACTAGTTGCACCACCAGCACCACCAGAACCAGCTACTGGATTTCCTCCAGCACCAGCAGTTCCAGGACCACCTGCTGCATAAGCATAAGTTGTACTTGCTGCACAGTCACCAGAAAAAATAGCGAACCCACCAGTACCACCGCCACCACCTGATGCTTGGTTAGTAGCTGATCTTCCGCCACCACCTCCTCCACCTGAAAATGCGTATGCATAATATTTTGTTGCATTAGCCGGTGTTGCAACGTTTCCAGAAGCAGGACCTTTTGCACTTACTCTTGGATAAAAACTACCGTCACCTCCTGCACCACTAGATGCAGTGATAACTCTTCCAGAACTATCAATAGTTATGTTTGCTGTTGTAAAAGTACCTTTTGCAGGTTTAATTATTTTTACCATGTTTTATACTCCGTTGTTATTAGTCGGCCATTTCAACATAAGAAACATGCCAAGATAAATCACTTGCTGTCCCTGCTGTAACGGCTAATAAATCTGTTTCATCTAACCAAAGAGGTCCTACATCGTCTAAAAAACTAAATGTTGAATCAGCTGGAACTGAAATTGTACTTGCTATTTTATAATAAGTACTTCCATTGTCGTTGCTTACTTCGATTGTTACATCGCATGCGTTAGTACCATCTGTATTAGATATTAAAATTGTTTGTATTTTGGCAGCGTTTTCTGCAGTAACGTCTACCATAGTTGTTCTATTTGTATCGCCAAGATTACCCATAGTATTTTTAGGTGTTATCGTTGCTACATTTACTAAATTTGGTGTTGCCATAATTTTTTATTCTCCTTATTCCTTTTAACCGAAAACCAATGCCATTGCAATAGATTTTCCTACTGTTGATAATTGGGCTCCTCCGGCTTGGACTTGACCTGTTCCATTTGGTGCAAAATTAATATTACCATTTGCTCCATCTGTAATTGTTATTGTTCCTGAGTCTGTACCACTATTTGTACTTAAAACTAGGTCAGTTGCTCCACCTGTTGTTACAGTTAATGTTCCAGCGCCATTTGAAGTTAAAACAGCTGCTGCGCCACTATCTCCAACTTTTACTGTATCCGCTGCAAGTACAACATCACCAGTTCCATTTGGAACAATATCTATATCTGCATTAGAAGTAGATACTATATCGTTTCCATTAACATCTAAATTACCACCAAGTTGAGGTGATGTATCAGCGGCAACACTTGCTATACCAGTTCCAATTGCTAGTGTATCTATATCAGGATTAGTTCCATCGTTTCCTGTTGCAAAAACAATTTGATCGCCTTTATCTGTAGCTGAAAAAGTAAAAGAATCTCCTGAACCAGAAGCATATTTAAATTGTACAGTGTTTGATCCTGAAGTTGAATTTCTTAAAAAATAAAAAGTTTGAACATCTAAAGGTATTGTTACAATTTGGTTTCCAGATATTGAACCTGTGAATTCTATCATTCTGTGAGATAAAACTGCACCTGTTGATCCATCAGAAACTGAAAGAGCTGTAGTTTGTGCACCACCAGCTATGTCTTGTGTAACAAACCCACCAGAAATTTGTTCGAAAATTTGTAAATTAGTATTTGTTTTTGTTCCCCATGTACCAGCGTTTTCACCAGTTGCTTGAAGTTCTATACCTAGCGGTGTGTATGTTGATGCCATAATTTTTATCTCCTATGCGACGTCACTATAACTTGTATTTGATCCTGTTGCAACAGAAGAATAACTACTATTTGATCCTGCTGCAACACTTGTATATGATGTATTTGAGCCTGTGTCAATATTTTGATAGGCTTGAATAAATATATCTCCAACACTTATTGTTGAAGAAACTCCTGTTAATCCCATAACATCAGCAGGTGTTATTGAACCTACAGAACTTGTTGCAGAAACTCCTGTTAATCCCATAACATCAGCAGGTGTTATTGAACCTACAGAACTTGTTGCAGAAACTCCTTCTGGAAGAATAGTAGGATTTGAGGTAATGGTTGGATCATCTAAACTTATTGTTGCAGAAACTCCTGTTATTCCAAATGCTAAATCAGGAGGTGTTATTGAACCTACTGAAGAAGTCATAGCTTGACCTGTTAGTCCTATTACATCCGAAACAGTTACAGAACCAACTGATGTTGTTGCAGAAACTCCCGTAGGTTCTACAGTTACACTTCCAATAATTGTAGGAGATCCAATACTAGCTGTTGAAGAAACTCCTGTTAGTCCCATGACATCTGCAGGAGCTATTGATCCAACACTAGCTGTTGCTTGAGTTCCTATTGTAACAACTACAACTTTGTTAAATGAATCTCCGTAAGGTTCTTCACTCCAACCATTTCTACCCCAACCAACTGCAGTTCCAACACTAGCTAATTCACCTATTGCAGAAGTTGCAGCTTGACCTGTTAAAAGCATTACATCTGCTGGAGAAAGCTCACCAACACTTGCTGTTGAAGAAACTCCTGTTAGTTCTGCTATTGTTATTGGTACACCTGTTGCAGTTCCTTGTGAAACAGTAGCTGACACACCTGTTGGTTCAACAGAGTATTCAACACCCCAACCGGAGTTACTCCATTGTTGTCTTCCCCAACCTTCTACATTAAAAGATTGTGGTGTACCTAATGCTGTTGTTGATGCAGGTGCAATAAGTGATACGACTATTTGATCGTCTTGCCACTCGTTAGATCCCCAAGTGTTATTACCCCAGGTAGATGCCATAAGGAGATCCTCCTTACGCTATACGAATGATTGCGTTACTTGCGTCTGCTGTTGGAAATTGAATTGTAAAAGTTCCACTAGTTACAGTTTTATCTGAACCAAAAGCTATAACTGCAACAGCTTTATCAGATTGTGTGTCATTATAAATTAATGCACCATTTGCTGTGAAAGAAGCACTTGTGTAACTTACATCAGCAAAATCACAGAGTGCTGTTGTTCCAGAAGTTGTTGGCGTAACGCTTGTTAATGTTGCACCGCCTGCAGTGTATGCAGTTCCAGATGAGTTTGTAATTTCGTTTGAAGTTGAATAAGCAGTTGTACTAGCGCCCAAAGAAGCTGAACTTGTAAAAAGAGCTATTTTAAAAGTATTACCACTTGTTGCTGTAAAATTGTGTGTACCTACTAAAATTTCTTGTTTGAAACTTGTACAAATTGCCGATGATATTGCCATAATTTTTTATCTCCTATGGGTTTGCCGAGTTAACTGGTATACGAACAGCACCATCAGTGTAGTCATCTCTTCGTCTTCTTCCAACTTGCTCATTAGCAAACTTTTGTACCTCTTGTTTATACTTATTTTCATATAGTGTCAACATGTCTATCGGACCTTTTAAAAATCCATAAGTTTCAGATAAACAACAATATAACAGACCGTTTGGAAAGTTTAAACTTATGTAATTTGAAGTATTTCCAGACTCTAAAGTAGCTGGCATTTTGTTATAGTGCACTCTAAATTTGTATGTTGTATCAGGGACCGGGGCAAGAAACATTCTTCCAGATGTAGTATCTGTATTACCTGTTGCTCCTCCATACATAGAATAGTATTTAGGCTTACCTCTTTTTGCAGATTCTGTTGAAGACACATATTCTTGAAGATAAGTTACATCTTTTTTTTCTAACCAAGTATTAGCACCTGCTATAGAAGATGTTGAAGTATATACTTGAATACCTCTTATAAATAAAGCTCCTGCTGGAGCATTGATAGACTCTTGACCTGTTACTAAATTACCTTCTTGTTGAAGTCTATCTGCATCAATAGGAATATCTCTCATTATTCTGTATTGAGAATTTAAAATTATATTTTCTAAAATAGCAGTTGTTAAAACATTTGAATCTGTTTCAGTATAATTTCTTATTTGTGTAACTAAATCTGAATAACTTATTCCAGCCATTATTTATTATCTCCTTGATGTTTTAAACGTATCTTTTTTTGTTTTGCAGTTTCCTCTTCATATAACGCAAGATGAGGATCTTGTTCTTCAGGTTTAAATATATTTTTTATCCAATTCCAAATTTTATTTATCATGCTTCTATTGTTACAGGCCCAATGGAACAACCGTAACCTCCTCCTTTTATACTACCTGTTGTAGCAGTATTTGTGTCAACTGTAAAAAAGAAAAAATTATCTGTTAAATAAGCACTTCTTGCATCTCTTCCAGGAGTACCAGATCCATCTGAATCTGCTTTATATTTTCCTGTTCTTATTGTATATCCAGCTGCTTTTGCAATATTAGTTCCTGTTATACCGTCAAAACTTTGAGGATTAGCATAAGTAAAAGAACTTCCTGCAGATGTAGTTGGAGGTCCTCTGAATCTGTATGTTGTTGAATCTGTTAAACCATGTCCTGGTGAAAATACATTTATAATTCCTGATCCTGCAGCATATGTTTCAAAACCATTATCTACTATTCTTACAGTTGTAGCAGGTTCTGTTCTATCTGGTCTTACTTGTAATAGTGCAACACCATCTCCACCTACGGGTTTAGGTTCAAGTTGAGGTTGTTTAGGTTCATACTCTGTGTAATGAACAAAAGAACCGTTCCATTCTTTAACCATTTCTCTGTATGGAAATTGAAGTCCTGATCTATCTGATATAGCTTTTGAATGTTTTCCTGTTGCGTATTTAGACATTATTTAACTTTTCCACCTCTATTAAATCTTCTCATGCCAGCTAAACCACCTTTTGCATGCAAAGTTGGCTTTTTAATTACACCAAATCCAGGATTTGGATAATCTTCAATTCGAATAATTCCTTTTGGAGTTACAAGCATTTGTCTTTTACCTGGTTTATATTTTTTAGGTTTTTTATTTGGCATTAAGTTCCTGGGTAATAAGCTTTTGGTGTAATAAATGTACTCGAAGCTGAACCATCTTCTGCAAGTGCTCGAGCTAATTCATCTTCATAATATAGTTTCATTTGTTGAACCAATTGCGGTTGATATTTTTGTGCAAGATAAAAAGCTAAACCTGAAGTCATACAAGGA